CTAATTGATGAGCATAAGGCTTAGTTTTAAACTTATAATTCATAATTTGCTTTTTCTTTCTAAAAAGGTATATATATCTTAAAAGAATAAAAGTCAATGTCAAAAGTATATTTAGTTCAGGATATTCCTGTCGATAGAGAAACCGGTCAACCCAAATATAATGTAATGGGCGCACAAAAATATGGTGATATAGAAGTTATGTTACCAGCAAAAGCACAAATGATTTTTTCTCCTGGTCCATTAATATTTCAAATACGTGATAAATTAAAAAATTTTACAACCGACGATTACTTATTACTTTCCGGTGACCCTGCAATTATTGGTGTTACTTGTTCTATTGTTTCAGATATGACAAATGGAAAGTACAAATTATTAAAATGGGATAGACAAGAAAAAACATACTATCCAATAGAAATAAATATTTTTCAAAACTAGTATTGACAATCTAGAATTATCCTATATATACCTTTTTACGAAAGGCAAATATTATGATTAATTTAAGACAGGATGCTCCGGATCAAAGCGATGTAATTGATCCAAAAAAATTATCTGAAGAGGTAGAGAAACTCAAATCTTTACGTTCTCAGATTGCAGAATTAGAAGACAGAGTTAAAGATTTAAAAGAAGATGAAAAACATTTTAGTTGTGTTATAATTCCAAAACTTATGGATGACATGAACTTAAAAAGTTTAAAACTTCAAGATGGTTCAGAACTATCTATAAAACAGATTTATAGTGCCTCAATAAGAGCTGATAAAAAAGCAGAGGCTATTCAATGGCTTCGTGACCAAGGTCTAGGTGATATTGTAAAAAATAATATTATAGTAACATTTGGCCAAGGCGAAGATAACAAGGCTACTAGATTAGCTAGTCTTGCGAGGGAGCATGGCTATGAGCCGACTCAAGAAGAGAAGGTTCACCATGCTTCACTCTCAGTAGTGATGAAGGATGTCAAAGAAAAAGGAACTGAGATACCTTCTGATCTATTTTCTACGTTTGATGGAAATCAAACGAAGATAAAAAATAAATAATAACAAATAAATAATAAGGAGTAAAAATATGGACAATCAAGTCGTTCAAAAAAATAGTGCAGGTGCACTATCTACAATCAACCTAAGAGCAGATTCAGGAAGAGGAACTGAAGAGTTAAAGTCGGATGACGTATCAACACCGATCTTAAAAATTCTTCATCAACTATCTCCTGAGTGTAACTCAAGAAATGCAAAACATGTTGAAGGTGCAGAACCTGGCATGATCTATGCTGCTAGTTTTGGTCATCTTATAGATGGTCAAAAAGGTCTAGACATTGTTGTAGCACATACACAAACTAGATATCCTGAATGGCAAGAAAGAGGAGACAGCGCAGCTGCTCCAGTTGGTACTCATCTTGAGATACCTGCAGATGCTACTGAGGAAAAAAATGGCAGATGGAGATTACCAAATGGTAACTACGTTGAGAAAACTATGTACTTTTATGTAATTGCTATTGTAAATGGTGAGTACAGAAAAGCTGTTATTGCAATGCGATCTTCAAACTTAACTCCAGGTAGAGAGTTAAATAATTTGATTGCTAACTTGAGAATGACAGATTCAAAAGGTACATTTCAACCAGCCGCATACACAGCAATGTTCAACTTAAAAACAGTTGGCAAAAACTGGGGTGATAAAAGTTGGCATGTATACAAACCATCCCTTGTTAAAATGTTAGATGTATCTGACGCTAAACAAGCTGACTTGTATACAATGGCACAAGCTTTTCAAAAAGATGTTTCGAAAGGTGTTGCGAAACCAAAGTATGAAAAGGTTGAATCTCAAAATACAAAAGATATTATCTAATTGTAGCTACAGTGGCGGCTAAGCGAGAGTGGATCCGCCACGTAAAAATTATGACAGGACTAAATGAACGAGTATATAAAATATTTTACAGGGTTAAAAAGAAATTACGGAGTATGTAAAACCAAAGAAGGTTTTATAGATTCTGAAACAGGTAAAAAAAGATACCCACATGAATGGGCACAAACAGAAGTATTAGATCAAGACTATCTTGACCACATACAAGGAACAAAATCTATAGGTATTCAACCATGTACTGATGAAGGCACAGCTAGATTTGGTGCAATTGATGTAGATAAATATCCAATTGACAGAAAATTTTATTTAGATGTCATTCAAGAAAAAAAGCTTCCGATCATACCTGTCCTGTCGAAGAGTGGTGGACTACATTTATATGTGTTCACCACTGAATTTGTAAAAGCAAAAGAGATAAGAGATTTTTTAGAACAAGTTTTATTTTTATTTAAACTTCCAATAAGTACAGAAATATTTCCAAAACAAACTTCACTTGGAGAAAATGCAGATGGAGAAAAAACGAACGGAAACTTTATAAATCTACCATACAATTCTATTTCAAGAAAAGCATTGATGCCCACAGGAGAAGAAATGGATATTGAGACGTTTTTGAAAGTAGTAAAAGCAAATGCCCAAACAAGTGATCAATTAAAAGAAATACAAAAAAGAATAGTACAAGAAGAAATATCTGGTGGAGGACAAGAATTTGAAGATGGTCCACCATGTTTAGCAATACTAACAAAAAACAAAATGAAAGATGGCAGAGATAGATTTTTATATAACTACATGGTGTTTGCTAAAAAGAAATATCCGGACAAGTGGCAAGATAAAATAATTGAAGCTGCAAGAAATTATTTTGAGTTTGATAGTAAATGGACAGATATAGAAGTCAGTAAAAAAATTAAAAGTTGGAGTAAAGAAACAAAGGGACATACTTGCAGTGATCCTTTATTAGCGCCAGTCTGTGTAAAATCAGAGTGTGTAAAAAGAAAGTATGGAATAATATCTGATAACAGAGCAATGTATCCAAAACTATCTGCATTACAGAAACTAAATATAAAACCAGTACCAGAGTGGTATTTCACTGTTGAAGATGACAAAGGTCAAACAAAACAAATACACGCAAAGAATATAGCTAGAATAGAAGGTCAAAAAGAAATGAGACAGTTATTAATGGAACAAGCACATTTGGTGCCACCAACAATAAAAGCAAATGATTTTTATACAATAATAAAAAATTTATTTGAAGAAACTAAAATAGAAATATTAGAACCTGCACAAGGAACTAATCCAGCAGATGTATTAAAAGAACATATAAGAAGATATATAAACGAACCACAAGCAAAGAGATATACATCGTTTAAAAGTGGTAGACCTTTATTAGATGAAGAGTATGCATACTTTACTTACAATTCTTTTTACGATGATCTTAAAACATTTGAATGGAAAGAGTCTTCAGCGAAAACATCCTTAATGATTAAAAGATTATTTCCTAGTAAGAAACCAGAAGAACAAGCTAAGTTTGATCATACAAAAAGATTTCCTGGTAAAAATTCAGACAACAAACCTTTTCCACCATTAAAGACTTTAAGAATACCATTAAAATATTTTGAAGAAGAAGAAGTTGTTGATGATGATGTTGACTTTGAAAGTGAAGAAGACATAGTATGATTTACAAATACTTTGGACCACCTGGTACAGGTAAAACTCATAGATTAATTAGTAGAGCAAAAGCATACGCAAGAATAGGAACACCATTACATAAGATAGGTTACTTTGCTTTTAGTAAGAAAGCTGCAGAAGTTGCAAGAAAAAGAATGCCTGCAGAAGAAAAAAATTTACCATACTTTCAAACATTACATTCTTTCTGTTTTCATTTTTTAAGAATGAAAGAAGAAGACATCATGCAACCATTTCATTATGAAGCTTTTGGTAAAGAAATAAATGTAAAAGTAAAATACTCTGACAAGTATAACAAAGAAGAAATAACATATTTAACTTGTGACAACCCTTACTTTCAAATGTTACAAAAATCTGTAAACAAATGCATAAAGATAGAAGATGAATATGACTCTGTACAAAAAGATAAAAGCATAGATTGGCCCATACTTAGAGATATAAGTAGAAATTTTATAAACTACAAAGATAAAAAACAATTGTTTGATTTCAATGATTTAGTGGATTTAACAATACAAAGAAGAAATGATAAAGACTTTCCAACGTTCAAAGCTATATTTATAGATGAAGCACAAGACTTATCACCATTGCAATGGAAACTTTTTGATGTGTTAAAAGAAAAAACAGAAGACATATATCTTGCAGGAGATGATGACCAAGCTATCTTTGCTTGGGCTGGAGCTGATGTAAATAGATTTATAAATCAACCTGCAGACAAAGAGAAAGTATTAATGTATTCAAAAAGAATATCTAGGGCCATACAAGAAGAATCAGAAAAACCCATTGAAAGAATATTAGGACCAAGAAAAGAAAAAAAATATTACGCAAGAGATTATGAAGGAGAAGTAGAGACAATATCAAACATAAGTCAGGTGGATCTTACTAAAGGTAAATGGTTAATACTAAGTAGAACAATATCTAGACAATTAAAAATTGGTGAAGAATTACAAAAGAAAAATTTATATTATCAAACTAACAAAGGTAAAAGTTTTAAAGTTAATTTATTTAACGCTGCTATGATGTACGATGATTGGTGTAAAAAGAAAAGAGTATTGCAAGAAAGAGAAGAAAAACAAATACAAGAATATTTGGGAGACAACTTATTTAACAGAAGTAAAAATTGGTATGATCAGTTTGTAGAAGCAGATGAAAAAGAAAAACTATACATAAAGAACATGATTGAAAATGGAGAAGATTTAAATAAAGATGCAAGAATATGGCTTTCTACCATACACGCAGCAAAAGGTGGAGAAGAAGATAATGTAATTCTATGTCTCGATTTAGGAGACAAAATCTTAAAAGCAATAAAGAAAAGCGAAACTCAACACGATGAGGAGCATAGGGTCTGGTATGTTGCCACCACAAGAGCAAAGAATAACTTATATAAGTTAAAAGCAAAAATAAAAAGAAGAGGATATCAATTATGAGAGTATTAACATCAGATATATTTATAACATTCTGTTTATGGTTTATGATTATGGAGGTAATAAGATGACAGACAAAAGTATTTTTGATTCTGTAAAAGAACCACAAGAAAAACAAATTGGAGGATCTCATTACAAATCGTTTCACATACAGCCATATGAATTTATTTCTAAGAATGACCTTTCTTTTTTTCAAGGAAATGTTATAAAATACGTATGTCGTTATTTGAACAAGAATGGCATAGAAGATTTAAATAAAATAATTCATTACTGTGAATTAGAAAAGAAAAAATTAAAAGATATGAAAGGTAAAAATGCCAAATAGAAACTACAACAAAAAAGATATTAAAATTGGTAAACATGAATTTCGTTTAGAAATATATCCATCAATAGTATGTTGGGAGATATTTCCAAAAAATTACCAAGCATGTTTGTATGCATTTAGTAATAAAGAAAAGATAGATAAAATTGTAGAATCTAAATACGTATTAGAAAAATGATTATACCTCAAACTGAGTGGCTACAACCACAAGAATATCCTGATCTAAGACAATACGAAGAGATTGCTATTGACCTGGAGACAAAAGATCCTGACCTAAAAAAATTAGGTACAGGTTCTATTGTGGGTAATGGTGAAGTTGTAGGTATTGCGGTTGCTGTAGAAGGATATAGAGGATACTTTCCAATTGCACATGGTGAAGGTCCTAACATGGATAGACATAAAACTTTAGAATGGTTTAGAGATATCTGTGAATCGCCAGCTACAAAAATATTTCACAATGCAATGTATGACGTATGTTGGATACGTAGTTTAGGTATAAATATAAATGGTTTAATTATAGATACCATGATTGCATCATCACTCATTGATGAGAATAGATTTTCATACACACTAAACACTATGTCATGGGCTTATCTAAATAAAGGTAAGAATGAAACAAAATTAATTGAAGCTGCAAAAGAGAGAGGATTAGATCCAAAAGCAGATATGTGGAAGTTACCTGCACATGAAGTGGGAGCTTATGCGGAACAAGATGCAGAATTAACTTTAGAACTTTGGCAAAAATTAAAAAAGATAATTATTGAAGATGATCTTCAAGACATATTTAATCTTGAGACTGACCTTTTTCCTTGCCTAGTCGATATGCGTTTCCTAGGGGTGCGGGTAGACGTGACAAAAGCCAATCAGCTAAAAACAGCACTGGCAGTAAAAGAACAAAACTTATTGCAACAGATAAAAATAGAGTCAGGAGTAGAGCCTCAGATATGGGCTGCAGCAAGTATCGCTCAAGTTTTTGATAAATTAAATTTGCCATATTCACGAACAGAAAAAACTGATTCTCCTTCTTTTACAAAAAATTTTATTTCTAATCACAGTCATCCTGTGGTTCGTATGATAGCAGAAGCAAGAAAAATAAACAAGGTCAGCACAACATTTATTGACACAATATTAAAACATGAACATAAAGGTAGAATTCATGCAGATATAAATCAAATTAGATCTGATGATGGTGGTACGGTTACAGGTAGATTTAGTTATTCAAATCCTAATCTACAGCAGATTCCAGCACGTGATCCTGATACAGGACCATTAATTAGATCTTTATTCTTACCTGAAGAAGGTATGACGTGGGGTTGCTTTGACTACTCGCAACAGGAACCAAGACTTGTAGCACACTATGCTTTAAAGTTTCAACTACCATCTGTAAATGATATTGCAGATTCATACGAGAATGATCCATCAACAGACTTTCACAAAATAGTTGCAGAGATGGCTAACATACCAAGAAGTCAAGCTAAGACAATCAACTTAGGTTTATTTTATGGTATGGGTAAAGGTAAACTAATGAATGAATTAGATTTAACAAAAGATAAAGCAGAAGAATTATTTTCAAAATATCATGGTAAAGCACCATTTGTAAAACAGTTGATGAATAAAGTTATGAACGCTGCACAAAGTAAAGGGCAAATAAAAACTTTACTTGGTAGACGTTGTAGATTTCCAAAGTACGAACCTATACTACGTGGTAGTGATTGGGGTAAGTATGTTCCAGCACAAGATGAAGAACGAATGAAAGAATTACAAGAGATGGGACCTTTTATTTTAGATGAAGAGGGTAAGCCTACAAAAGAAAAAAATTATTGGCATAATAATCCAACAAGAAGAGCATTTACATACAAAGCTTTAAATAAATTAATTCAAGGTAGTGCAGCTGATATGACAAAAAAAGCAATGGTTGAATTATACAAAGAAGGTATCATTGCACATATACAGATACATGATGAACTTGACTTCTCTGTTATGAATGAATTAGAAGCTGCAAAAATAAAAGACATAATGGAAAATGCAGTTGACTTAGAAGTGCCTAATAAAGTAGATTATGAATCTGGTCCAAACTGGGGTGAAATAAAATAATGTAC